CTTACTAACCGTAGGTGATGTTGTTGCAGGTGACAGTCTTGTGGTAGGTACAACTATAGTATCAATCGCTGGAAATACTATTACATTAAGCGATGATACTACCGGAAATATTGACGGGTCAGTTACTCCAGTCGATTATACGGTAACAGTTAACAAAGGCTCCTTCGCCGCAAAATACCCTGGCGTATTAGGTAATACACTTAGTATCGAAGTTTGTTCTTCAGCGGCCGCTTATGATACTTGGGCGTTTAAAGGACAGTTTGCCGGTGCTCCAAACACTACTGATTATACATCAAGCCGTGGTGGTTTAAACGATGAAATGCATATCGTTATATTGGACGCAAAAGGTGAATTTAGCGGAACAGCTGGTACGGTGCTTGAAACGTTTGGTTTCGTATCGCAGGCACGTGACGCAAAATCTGGAGACGGAACTAGCGTTTACTATAAAGATGTTTTAGCTCGTGGTTCTAGGTATGTTTGGGCTCTTAATCATCCAGTAGAATTAGTTGAAGCAGGCTCTAATGCAAACGGCATTACTTTTACTACATCAGCCGCAATATTGGATTATGACTTCGTTGGTGGTAATGACTCAGTTGAAGCATACTCTGAAGTTATCGTAGCATACGATTTATTCCTTGACGTTGAAACTGTAGAAATTTCTCTATTAATTCAAGGTTCAAACGCCGCCGATACTACAACTTTATCTGAAGCATTAATTACAATTGCTGAAGATCGTAAAGATTGCGTCGCGTTTATTTCGCCTCCTCTTTCAACTTCAGTTGGTAATGCTACGGCTTCAGCTGATGTTAAAGCATGGGCAGATACTATTACTTCTACTTCTTACGCTGTAATGGATTCTTCAGCTTTGAAAGTGTATGATAAGTATAACGATCAATTCATCTGGTTACAAGCAGGTTCTTCAATTGCCGGTCTTTGTGCTAACACTGATGATGTTGCTGATCCTTGGTTCTCACCAGCTGGTTTAAATCGTGGTAATATGCGTGGCGTTGTTAAGTTAGCGTTTACTCCTAACAAAGCTCAACGCGATGACTTGTATCAAGCTCGTGTTAATCCGCTTGTTGCTTTCCCAGGAGAAGGCATATTACTTTACGGTGATAAGACTGCATTATCCAAACCATCAGCATTCGACCGTATTAACGTACGCCGCTTGTTTATCGTAATGGAAAAAGCAATTTCAACCGCAGCTAAGTTCCAACTGTTTGAACAGAATGACGCGTTTACTCGTGCTCAGTTCCGTAATATGGTTGAACCTTTCTTACGTAGTGTACAAGGTCGACGTGGTGTAACAGAATTCGCGGTAATATGCGATGATACCAATAACACTGGCCAAGTCATTGATACAAATAATTTCGTAGCTGACATTTATGTTAAGCCTACGCGTTCAATTAACTTCATCAATTTGAACTTCATCGCTACTCGTACAGGCGTTGAGTTTTCTGAGATAATTGGTCAAACAGGAGCATAATTCATGTCATTAAAAATAGATGATTTTAAAGCAAAATTAACTGGTGGTGGCGCTCGCGCCAACTACTTTGAAGTTGAGATTCCTCGCCTAGGTAACAACGACGATAGATTTATGATTAAGGCCGCTTCTTTGCCTGCGTCAATTATCGCTCCGATAGCTATACCTTTCCGTGGTCGTCAACTGCAGGTTGCAGGCGATCGTACATTCGAACCTTGGGTTGTAACTGTTATTAACGATACCGATATGCGTGTTCGTCGTGATATGGAACTGTGGATGTCTGAAATTCAAAGTCATGTTGGTAACATAGCCGCGAATTCAGATCCTTCTTCTTACATGGATGACGCTAAGGTTATACAGCTTAAGCGTGATGGAACACCAAGTCGTTCTTATGACTTCAAAGGTATTTGGCCTAGCAATATTTCTGCAGTCGATTTAAGTTATGATAGCGAAAATACGATTGAAGAATTCACTGTTGAATTCCAAGTAACATACTGGACTAGTGAAGGCTCTACTGACGTTAGTGGACGTGCGTAATTGGTAAAGTTGTTACATAATTAAAATGGGGACTTCGGTCCCTTTTTTGTATTATAAATATACCATAAGTTATTTTTAGTTAAGGGTTAATTGCAATGCAAATATTTGGATTTGAAATAAAGAAAAAAGAAGACGAAGACTCGAAAAATAAATCATTCGTCGTTCCTTCAGACGATACTCTTGACGATAGCGAAGGAACTATTGTACGCGGGAGCGGAGCTCACCATGGCACATATTACGATCTCAACTTCAATTCAATTAAAGAAGAAAAGATGCAGATTGAACAATATCGTGATATAGCACAGCATCCTGAAGTTGACGCAGCTATTGAAGACATTCTCAATGAAGCAGTTGTTACTACTGAAGATTCGTCTCCAGTACGATTAATTGTTGATGATGTCGAAGCAAGCGATAAAGTTAAAACGCTTCTAATTGAAGAATTTGAATCCATCGTTAAGATGCTAAACTTCAATTGGTTAGGCACAGAATTATTTAGAATTTGGTATGTCGACGGCCGGATTTACTTTCACAAAATAATTGACGAAGCCAATCCAAAGAATGGTCTACGCGAAATCCGACATATTGATTCGACGAAAATAAAGAAAATAAAAGAAATCGAAAAAGAAACGGATCCTAAAACTGGAGTTGAGTTTGTTAAAAATGTAAACGAATACTATATCTTTCAAGAGAATGGTATGGGCGCCGGAACAACTGGCCTTAAGATCAATAAAGACGCGGTATGTAGTGTAACATCAGGTTTATTGAATAGCAATAGAACTCGTGTATTATCATATTTACATAAGGCGCTTAAACCGACGAATCAACTTAGAATGATGGAAGACGCGCTTGTAATCTATCGTCTAGCTCGTGCCCCTGAACGTCGAGTGTTTTATATTGATGTTGGTAACCTTCCTAAGAATAAAGCTGAATCGTATTTGCAATCTGTTATGGATAATTACCGTAACAAGATCGTGTATAATGCTGAGACTGGTCAGGTCGATAATAAGTCGAACCAAATGTCAATGCTTGAAGATTTCTGGTTACCACGACGTGAAGGCGGACGAGGAACTGAGATTAGTACACTCCCAGGTGGCGAAAACCTTGGACAGATTGAAGATATTAATTACTTCAAAAGTAAATTGTATCGTTCATTAAATGTTCCGGTATCACGCCTTGACCCTGAAAACCAAGCAATGGTTTCATTAGGTCGTTCAAGCGAAACTACTCGAGACGAACTCAAATTTCAAAAATTCGTTAGTAAAATGCGTAAGAAGTTTTCAACAGTCTTCATCGATTTATTACGTACCCAAGTATTGTTAAAAGGAATCTTTACTGAAGAAGAATGGGAAGAACATCGACAAAACTTTGCAGTAGATTTCATTAAGGATTCACACTTCGCTGAAATGAAAAACTCTGAATTACTTAGAGAACGCGTTGCGACCTTACGTGAAGTTGATGAATACGTTGGCCGTTATTATAGTAAAGAATGGATTCGTAAGAATATCCTTATGCAAACTGATGAAGATATTAAACAAATTGATAAACAAATAGAAGCCGAACCTGACGAACTTGAAGATGTTGATTTAGGCGAAGACGTCACAATTGAAGATGAAGTAGTTAACGAACATATAGTTGACGATGATAGACAGAAGGAGTTAGAAGAAAGCCAATTGCGTTTAATTGCTAGTATGACTAAAATGATGGACGAATAATACTATGGATCTTCAGAATCTTTTGAGTAATGCTTTCGCTATGTCGCTGTACAAGAAGCTGAGAAAGGAACAGGACGATAAACACGATAGCACCTTACGGTTTATCGTTGACCTACGCGAAGAAATAGAAGTCATTGAAGGGCCTTCAGGCAAAGACGGAATTAACGGCAAAGATGGGCGTAATGGCGATAAAGGAGATAAAGGTGACAGAGGTGAATCAGGTAGCCAAGGCGACGTGGGGGAGACTGGTCGCGCCGGAGATAAAGGTGAAGTCGGAACCGATGGTAAGCAAGGTGACAAAAGTGATAAAGGCGAAACCGGAGACAAGGGCGAGACTGGACGTGATGGTTTAAATGGTAAGAATGGCAAAGATGGTAAGAATGGCAAAGATGGTCTTAAGGGAAAGGATGGAAAAGAAGGCGCTAAAGGAAAGGATGGACTTAAAGGAAAGGATGGACTTAAAGGCAAAGATGGACTTAAAGGCAAAGA